GTCTGCTGCGCAAAGCGCCTCCGACCCCCGTGGTATCTCGCCAGGATTACCCTGGCTTGTACAACGGGCGCAAGCGGGTTGTGTATCAGAACGCTGTCGATAGCCTCAACTCTCGGGGGCTGACCGTTGCAGATAGCTATGTCAGCACGTTCTTGAAGGCAGAGAAGATCAACTTTACGGCTAAGGTTGATCCTGCTCCTCGTGTCATACAGCCAAGGTCTCCTCGTTACAACGTTGAGGTGGGAAGGTACCTCAAGCTGTACGAGAAGCAGCTGTTCACCGGTTTCACCGGTGTGTTCGGCTATCCTGTTGTGGTGAAGGGGATGAATGCGCAGCAAGTTGGGGAGCTCTTCGCTAACCACTGGCAGAGGTATCGCCGTCCTTGCGGTTTTGGGATCGACGCTACACGGTTCGACCAGCACGTGTCTGTAGACGCGCTGCGCTGGGAGCACTCTGTGTACAACGGCGCCTTTCAGGACCGGAAGCTGGCCAACCTTTTGCGGTGGCAGGAGCGCAACAAGGGCATCGCGCGTACCGAGGGGTACCGCCTGGATTACACCGTTGAGGGGTGCCGCATGTCAGGCGACATCAACACGGGGATGGGCAACTGCCTGATCATGGCTAGCATCGTGCTCGCCTACATTGAGGACCGCGGGATTGACGCCCGTTTAGTCAACAATGGCGACGACTGCGTTGTTATCTGTGAACTGGCAGATGAGCACCGTTTCTCGGGGTTGAGTGCCTGGGCACTCGACTTCGGTTTCCAGTTGGTTAGGGAACCCACCCAGACACAGCTTGAGCGGCTTGAGTTCTGCCAGGCCCAACCGGTGTTTACTAGCACTGGATGGCGCATGGTGCGCAACCCGCTCGTGGCCATGTCCAAGGATTGTGTTTCCCTGCTCAGCTGGCAGACCGAGGGCGAGTTCCGCCGATGGCTAGGTGCCGTCGGCACTTGTGGCGCTAACCTCACCAAGGGGGTTCCAGTGTGGGAAGCCTGGTACAGCCAACTTCAGAGGCACGGGTGGGAGGATGGCACTGGGCTGACCGAGCGGGTCAACGAGTGTGGCATGTACTACATGTCTCGGGGCATCGAGGGGGGCCAGGTGACGCCGGAGTCGCGGGTAAGTTTTTACCACGCCTTTGGCATCACTCCGGACCTCCAGGTAGCCCTTGAGGAGTGGTACAATGCAGACACCACGTGGCTCACCGGCCAGCCCATGACACCATCCCAAGTGTCAAGCAGCGACAAGACAAACAACCCTCTCGCACAATGGGCAAGCAGTATGCACCGATGCCAGTGACTGGCGGGGTGAGGAAGAGCCGCAACCGAGGCCCGACCATGACCCAGAACGGCGATTCTGCCATTGTCAAATATTCGGGCCCTGGCCTCATGCAAACGCAGGACGCCAATGGCAAGTGTGGTGGTTACCGGGTTTACGTGCCAGGACATCCCAACGGTTGGGCCAACCCTTCAGGCCCTTCAGTTGTATCGTTCTACAGTACAGGGAAGTTCTTGCCGGGCACCACCATTCGGTGGGAACCCGCTTGTAGTTTCACCACTGCTGGACGTGTGTACTGTTGTTTCACGGATAACCCTGAGACCACTTCATTCCTGCAGTCGTTGATCACTGCTTACTACAGCAGCCCTTCCACGCCTGCTTGGACGAATTACCTTAATCAGGTCAGGGCAATGGGCACAAGCCGCAGCTGGCCAGTCTGGCAGGAGACGGAAGTTCCGTTCCCCACCAAGCTGCGTCGCAAGCGGTTCGATGTCAATAGGGACATCGGGGGTTTCGGCATCAACGAACTAGATCGTAGTGCCCAAACCACCATGTTCTTTGCGGTCGACTGCCCTGATCCTGATGTTGACACTGGCAGTTTCCAGTACCATGACATGGTCGATGTCGAGGGCATGCAGGCTGGTATCACCACCTGACCGAGCAGAGAGAGTGTTACGCTTGGTGAACCACTGTGTGGGGGACGCGCAGGAGCGGCTGGGAAACCGCCTCCCCCCGGATTCATCCGGGTTCCTGTGGGCACAGTTATGAGGAGCGTGACAGACGTCTTGGTTCG